ATGCTGTTGCCGTTCGCATCAGGATAGCAGGACAGCGTGACGTTCCAGCCGACTGCAGCATTCGATGCGAATGTGACTTCGCCGACCTCTGTGATCTGTCCATCCGGAACCGCGATCACGATGCGCGCGTCGCCGTCCTTCATAAGGAATACCCACGCCTGCTCCTCGGGCAGATATGCGCCGAGTGCCGCCTTGACCTGTGCTCCGTGTGCGGTTGTGGCCGCTGCGGTAGTGACGTTGGCAGAACCGAATGCGATCGCCAGTGCCCCCGCATTGGTCGAGATCATCGTCCATGCCAGTGTGCCGTCGAAGGACTCCAGGACCTTGCGGACAGTGGATCCGCTCCAGTCCTTGATCTCTGTGGTGCTCCTGGAAGGAGACAGTGTCAGGCCGTCTTCTGAAACGTACTCGTCACCGGTAAAAGCCTGGTCAAGCGTGACCGCGGCCTTTGTGATGTCGGTCAGGTCCGGAAGAGTCGTTCCGACCGGTGCATGCTTAATAGCTCCTGTTACTTTCTGATCGGGTGCGCCAACGCGCACGTCAGTATTCTTAGGCATTGTTTACCTCCTGTGTTCTGATCGTTATCTGCGCCTTAAATGTGGCGCGTCCGATGTTCGGGTGTCTGGGATCAGGGTTGTGATACGGAAGAGTCGTCACTTCAGCGCCATAGCACGGAGAGTCGTCGATGGTTCCGCCCTCAAGGTCCCTTACCCATCCGGTCAGCGCCGCTGCCGTCTCCGTTGCATCAGCCTGAGTAGCTGCATAGACATCAAAGTCGACACTGTTAAAATCCATGACCCTGTCGTTCGTGAATCCTCCCGTCCGCACAACATGCACATGCGGAAGCGTCCGTCCGAGTTTTGCCGGGATCGTGTGCGCCGAAGCGCTGTAGCCCGCTGCCGTCAGCAGGTCATATAAAGCTGTCTCAATGTCTATGCTCACTCTCATGCGTGTACCGCCTTTGTCAGATTCTTGTCCGTGGCTTCCTGAATGTTCCCCTCAGCGTCTCCGGAAACGAATCCGGCGACTGTGAACTGGTTATCTGTTCCGGAAGTGTACTCGAAGTGCTCTCCGGCCTCGGCCGCGATCCGCATCCCGGCCGCATCGACCGCTGCCTTCATTCCTTCCGACTTGAAGATCTCAGCCCATCCGGAGCTGATATGTTCAATCTCTATCCTGGCTCCCATCAGCCCTTCCACCTCATTAATGTGCAACGTGTGCTCGAAGCGCGTCCTGTGGGCGATTTTGTGTGTAACACTTCCCCGTCAATCTCATACAGATTGCCCTCTAATGCGACCCTGTCACCCTCCTGGATGTCCGCGTCGTAATTTGCCCGGAGCGTCCGTCTGTCAGTGATGCTTTCAGTACGCCCCGCGAAGTCTCGCGAAGTTCCTGCGGCCGTCACCTGTACATGCTCCAGTTCGTGACTCGTTGCGTTATTCCAGTCATAGTAATCAGATCCGTGTCTCTTCTCGAGCGGAGCCCGGATGATCGTCACGGTATTCCTGAAAAAACTAAGCCCCATGAGCACTCACCACCTTGTACGCCTCAAGCGCTGATTTCTGTGCCGCGGTAAGCCCCGCAGCGATGCTGGAAGCGCTCTGGGAGTAGCTGATGCTCACTCCGTCTGCGCTTTCTGATATGACTCCTGCCGATACAGACAGGACTCCGACCGTGATCGATACCACAGCCTCTACGAGATCCGGGACCGCGTCAGCTTCATAGCCCGCCATGTATTCAGCCTCAATGCTGTCCCATTTCCCGCTCCATTTGCGCGGAAACGACCTTTTCAGGAGCCCGTCGCGTCTCCATTCATAATCACCGGATGACAGCTCTGTGCCGTCCTCAGTGATCTTCACGATCTCGCTCACATATCCTGCCGGGATTTTTGCGACGATCGCGCCGCCTTCCGGATAGGCCGTGCACTTCACGGACGGGCAGATGTGCCATCCGCAGTAGTTGCGGATCGCCTGCGACGCAGCATAGAGAGCTGAATCCAGGCGCAGGTTGTCCCTGTACGCGCAGTTTGTGATTTCGTGGAACCGTTCTAGTGAGACGATCGGTCCGAGGTCTTCCGCGTCATATCCCCACGGCGTCCTCATTTGTCTTTAGGCGCGCGGCGGGCTTTATTGGCGGGAATTTTATTTGATTTGTCTTCCGGCTTTTTCTCGACAGCACCTTTAGGCTGCTCGCCTTCTTCGTACTGCCATTCCTTGCCGTTGATGATATAGATCTTCAGCATGTCGCCGCCTTTCACTACAAAAACAGGGAGACGCCGAAGCGCCTCCCTCATTGATCATTATTCTCAGGACGCCTTTGTCAGCTTCTTGAAGCCTGCAGGACGTCTTACTGCGAGAGCGAGTCTCTCCTCGGCGCGGATCGTCATCAGGTTCTTAACGAAGTCGTCTTCGTTGGTGTTGACCGCCTCAACGCTCACGCCGCCGTTCTGTACGACAGATGCGCAGGTCTTGTAAGCGCCGACAACGATCGTGCCAGCTGCCACTGCGGGAGATACGCATACGTTGATGCCCCAGAGATTGGGAACACTCTGAGCGCCGAAGAAGCCGCCGCCATAGTAGCGATCCTCGCCGTCCTTGGCGATGCGGAGTGCATACCAGTCTGCAGGGTTGATCAGGATCGCGTCAGCCGCGAAGCCGGAGCTGTTCTGTACGTCCATAGCAGCCTGCAGAATCGCATCTGCGATGTCGGACGCTGTAGCATTTGCAGCATATGTGCCGGTCTGAATGCCGGAAGTAGCGAGCAGATCGGTGACGAGCTTGTTCTGCTCAACCAGGCCGAGCTCATAGAGCAGTCTGCCGTTGATCGCGGATGCCAGGAAAGGATAATCGTGGATGTACTCGTCGGATTCCTTGATGTGGCAAGCGACCTTTGCAAGGCTTACGGTCTTAGGTGTGGGATCCGCAAAATGGATCTGAGGCTTCTCAGCGCCTTCAGCGGTCACTGCGGGAGTGCCCTGCATAGCGCCTTCCACCAGATAGACCAGTGTGGATCCGGAGATGTTCTCAGCTCCGAACAGGTCACGGACTACCAGCGGGACGCGAGCTGCTTCGACAACAGTTTTGTCGAATGTGGTCGCGAAGTCCACGGCGCCTGCGGGGCTGGTCTGTGTATCTGTTGCCGCCTTGAATGCGGGGACGTTGAAATCGAACTTTTTGCCGATCGTCTGCGCCTTAATAGCTTCTACAAAATTCTCGCCGAGTGTTCTGGGCATAGCTTTTTCCTCCACTTCTTTGTCGGCCTTTTCGACCTTGGGTGTCTCGAGGCCCTTCATGAGTGCCTCAGCTTCGTCTGCTGCCTTGATCTGCGCCTGTACAGTCTCGAGTTCTGTGATGGCACCCTGAAGATCCTCAGCAGATTTCTCGCCCGCTTCTACTGCGGACTTTACTTCTGTGAGCGCGGCCTTTGCCGCCTCGAATCTCTCTTTAAGAGTCATAATTTACCTCCTCTAAGAGTTTGTTTGCATGTTCCAGGAGATCCGCTTTCCTCTTCTGCTCCTCATCGTTGGCTGTATCCAGCTCCTCCGACTTGGCGTCCGATTCAATCGGCTCTTCCTCTATATCATCAAGCTCTCCCAGGACTCCCTGAAGTAGCGTGATTGCTTCTCTGATGGCGTCAGCATCCTTTGCGCTGTTACGCCTGCCGGCCTTAACGCTGACGACAGATGTGTCCGCATTTGCCGGATACATCACAAGACTGACCTCGTGGATGTTCAGCTTCCGGAGTTCGTTCGCCTTGCGTCCGTCTTCCAGTGTGATCTCGCCCGCATCCAGAACGTCATAAGCGAAGCTGAATTTGCACAGCCTACCGTCCTGGGCGAGCTGCCTCGCGCGCTGGGCCTCTTCGGTACCATCGAAGCCCGCCTCAAACTTGAGCCCGTGATCATCCTCTGTAAGATCTGTCACTGTGCCGATAAAGGCTTTCAGGTCCATTGCGTCATGGTTCCACAGGAGCGGGATGTTCCGGCCCTCTTCCTTGAGTCTTGCGATACACTCAGCGAAAGCGCCCTTTGCCACGACATCGCCGTAGCTGTCCGGCTCGCGTGTCCAGGTAGACGCGTATCCGACGATCGCGCCAAGGTTGTCTGCCTTAATATCAAATGTTTTTGTCTTAATCATGATTAATCCCTCACTTCCACGACCAGGATGCAGTGGCAGTTCGCCACGTCCTCGACGTCCAGGTTGTCGATGTCGCCGGGCCACATCGCGCCATTGCTGAATGGCTGATCATACGGAACCGTCTCATTATTCATTCGCGCGTGTGCTGCGCGAGGATTTCCGGAAGTTGTCTCCCATGTCTTGAAGACGTTCTGTCCGCGCGCCCCGTTCTGCCGGCAGGCTTCCATGGACGACCATCCGATCAGGGCCCCGGCGAATGCGAGACCTGCGCTGTCAGCACGATTTTCCTCTGCGTTCTCGAAGACTCCTTCCGGGGTGGCCTTGAGTGCTTCGTCGTCCTCATCGGCTTCGAGTGCTTCCTGCAGTTCCTTGTAAGTCGTCTGGTTGACCATCTCGGCCCTGCGCTTGCACATCGCCTGGATGAATGCCTCTGTGCGGTCCTTATCATATTCGCCGTTGTCGAACAGCTTCCTGACCGTCTCTTTACCGATCGCTGAGCTCATTGAGAATGCAGCAGCGAAAAGATCTTCGGACAGCTCCTTGTTCCAGCGCTCCTCGTCCCACCATTTCGCCGACTTGGCGCCGAGTTTAGACAGCACGCTCTTTTTCTGACGCTTGAAAAATTCCTTGTAGACGTCAGATAGCAGCTCTGCCTCCTCGTCTGTCGGCTTTCCTCTCGACTTACGGGCCTCCGACTTTTTCAAGATCTTCTGAGGCGCTGCGTTGTACCTTTCCTCCGTAGGATCCGTGTCTCTGGGAGACGCGAGCCCGCCTGTCAGTACGTTCAGAGGAGTGATCAGATCGTCTCCGCCGTCAATAGCGGGAAGATCCAGCCGTGCTCTCGCCTCATTCCTTGACAGGAAAGGCGCTCCGACCGCGCTGGACAGTGTCGCGATCTTCTCTTCGTAAGTTCCCTCGGTCTTGATCGTGATGTCGTATGCGATGTAGTGGTTCCGCGGTTCTCCGACTCTCGGCAGGAGAACCATGTTCAGACGGTCCGTCGCCTGCATCAGCGTAGGAGCCAGACAGTCGTTATACAGTGCCCTCGCGTTGTCCCTTGCGCTTGCATAGGTCTGACCGCTGCCCGGCCAGATCATGCCGGGGTTGACGTGATAGACGGCTGCACAATCTTCTCGAGACAGCTTCACGGCCTCGGCCCACTGGGCGTCTCTGCTGTTGAACTGTACCGTCTTGATCTCCATGCCGTCTTCGAGGATTGGCATTCCGCCCCCCTCTCCTGCCTCGGATCCGGCCCAGGATGCTTTCCAGGTCTCTTTGAATCTGTTAAATGCTGCGTCTGACCATGGAGCCACGTCCTTCGGTCGTGTCAAATACGCGTTAAACCTTCCGCCGCGGTGCCACATCTGCCGGCGGAACTTATTAGACTCGACCTGCTCGTGCAGCGTCTCCTTCAGGGCGCTGATCCGGCTGTACTGCCTCATCGGATCTGTAGGATCATACCCATGGAACAGGATGAACTTGTTCGCCGGGACCTCGATCGGAGCTGTGCCCTGGTTCGTTCCGATCACGATGTATTCCGGAGCGAAAGGAGAGGAGCCCTTATAGCTCTGGATCCATGCTGCAGGGATCGGCCTCAGCTCCCAGCCGCTCTCTGTTTCCTTGCTGGGGACGATCAGCGTCAGGAAACGCTCATACAGGAGCAGGTCCATGTACATCCAGCGTTTGAACTCGTAGGCCGTCATGTCCGGATTCGGGTTCTGCAGCAAAAGAGCCGCGGGGCTGTCATGCACCCTCGGCCTGTCTGTGTCGCTTGCCCTCTCGTATACCTTGATCGGGATCTGCGCTGCGTTATCTGCTAAAAAACTTACTACTGCGCGGAGATTAGGCTGTGTCCGATACAGCTCGGCCGCATCCATATTGGCGATGCTCACGCCATAATCCCCGCCATACACATATGTGATTTGTGGCCGGAAAAGATTCCGGAGGCCGCTGAATATAGCCATATCTGCCCTCCTACACGACCAGCACGCCTCTCTCCTCGTAGATGCTGTCGTACATCTTTTGTTTACTCGTCCCGATCTGTGTCGCGGCTCCGAATGCCATCGTCACAGCTACCAGTGGCGAGATGTCTTCCATGCTTTTGTTTCTGTCCCACGCCCAGGCACCGTCTCCCATGGGCCGCGTGACAGCGATATTCGCCGCCAGGTCCAGCGCAGGCTGAGTGATGTGATAGACGGGCACTGCGTCCGTTTCAGCGTCCTCAGCGCATGCGGATACGGCGTCATACAGCCGCCCGCACCAGCCTGCGACGTCTCTCCCGCAGCACTCGACGATCTCCACTCCGTCGATCGCCGCGATAGTGTCCATCATGGACGCGATCGGCGCGCCCTTACTCTGCAGCGCGATCTTTATTCCTGCCGGATAATTAGGTGCCGCCGTCTGTAGCCACTTCACGATCCAGCCGGATCCGGCCCTGTACTCCGCGAGTTCTGCATGCCAGGCCCCGTCTGAGCGTTTGCCGCAGACCGCGATGCTCGTGTGGAGACGATCCGCCGCGATGTCAACGCCGAACCACAGCGGAGAATCGTCCGCGATGGTGCTCTTCTCGTCCTTGCCTGCATCCCAGGAGCCGATCGGAAACGGCGGCGCGACGGTTGAAGTCACCCACTGGCAGAGACACTCTGTCTTGAACTCGTCCGGCGGATCCGTCGCGCAGGCACTCGCGAGAGAGCGCTCTGTCATGAAGCCATAGCCGAGGGACGGGTTCGCATGCGCCCAGCCGTCCCGGTCCGTGATCGGTACATCCGGAGGAGCGCTCCACTCGAAGATCGCGAGAGTGTCATCGTCGAAGTCGTCCAGCTCCTCATACTCGATCTCCGTGTTGCCCGCTGCCTTGTTGATCCCGTCAGGATCGCCGAGGCGCTTGTGTGCTTTCATCCGGAGGCTTCTCAACACCACGCTGGTGCCGTCTCCTGCATTGGACATGCACCACACGATCGCGTTCGGTCTCGCCATCGTCGTCTTAGTGACGGCTGACCATGCTGAGAAGTCCTGGTGCTCGCGGAGCTCGTCGAGCAGCACGAGGTCCCCGGACTTGCCGCGCGCGCCCTTTCTGTTCGCCGCGGTTATCCGGTAACGCCTCCGGCCGGAAAGTGTCAGCGTCTTCCTGCCGCTCGACTTCTTGATGTCCTCGATCTCCCCGGCCAGATCTTCATTACTCTCCGCGATGTCGACGACTCCGTCCCAGACCTCCTCTGCGGCGTCCAGGTTCGTCGATGTGCCGATGATCAGATTCACTCCCAGCGCATACAGGAAGAACAGGGAGAGAACCTCACTCATCATCGTCTTGCCGTTCTGACGCGCGATGAGCACCACGATCGTCCGGAAGCGGAAATACCACTCGCCGTCAAGATCGCCCACGATCTCGAGCGCATGGATGAACAGCCAGCACTCCCACGGCAGCAACTCCACGCACATCACGTCGTGTGCGAAATCGATGACAGCGAAGCCCAGCGTCGTATCCGGAGTCAGCTCGCGGCGCGGCGGAGTAAATACCCGCGGCTCTGTGTATCCTTTACGCATCTTTAACTACCTTGAGGCTCCCGTACTTGTTGCGGTAATTTGTGAGAGGCGAGCCGATGCCGGTCGTCTTCTCCTTTGCCTTGCCTCCGCCCTGCTGGGCCGCGATCGCGCGGAGCGTGGCCTGGTACGTCTTCATCAGCTTTTCGTATGCCGTCCACTCCGGGTTCTCTTTCGTTCCGATCTGCCCGCCGCCGTTGTCATACTCCACGACAAAGGGCTGGTCTCTGAGCGCTTTCTTCTGTTTTCTCAGGGTTGACCGCATAAAAGCAGCCTGTGCTTCCAATGCGGACAGATTTACATCCTTTGCCATTTGGTACACCCACCTTAAATTTAGTTACGCGCGAAAAGATGGTGCGGCGGGGTGATCTCGCCGATCATCCTATTTTCCAAGATTTTGACTCCCCTTCCCCCAGTCACGTGTCCGCCTTCCGAGGTTATTGATCCCCGCCCGGCTCCCGCGCGCGCGATTGCATTTCTTATGCGATGGCTGCACGTTCTCAGACAGCAGCGCATACTCGGGATGGTTCTCGACAGGGATCTTGTGATCGGGTTCGTAGCTGTCGTCCGTAGATGACGGCCGGGCCTTGTAATCGATCGGCTGACCGCAGTGCACGCAGACCGCGCGCCTCGCCTTGTCTCTCTCGTAGCACTGGATCCTCAGCCGCTTCCAGGCCGGTGTCTTCCTTGGATCTCCCACGCCGTCACCTCCAACAAAAAGCGGGCCCATGAAGGCCCGCGGTGCTATGGCTTGTATAGCGCTATCGGCATGCGCTGAAAGAGCGCCGCCCCGATGGAGGAGACGACGCCCAAACAGGAAAGATTTCCTATGGCTTATCTTGTATTGTGTCAGCTTATATTATACCGGCTTACTGTCTGCAATGGACTGCAGGATTTGTTCGAGGCTCTTGAGCGCCCGGCCGTGCAGGTAGTAGACCGATCTCTCTGAGCATGGGATTGCTCTTGCTATTTCTATCCACTGCTTTTGATCGACATATCTGAGCATGAGCACCCTGCGCTCGTCTGGATCAGCGATGCGGTCGACTGTCATCATGATGTCTGCGTTGACGCCGATCAGCTCCCGTTCTCTGTCCAGAAGCATATCGACATAGACCTCAACTCGAGCATAGTAGTCGGACAGGTCTGATGTGTTGTGCGCTTTCGGCATGTCGTTGTACTGGATCGCACGCGGCGCCATGTACGAAGCACGTACCTCCTTTATCCTCTGTTCGATCTCGTCAATCTCTTTCCGGATCTTTATTGTTCGCCTCAAAAATTCCTTTGCAGTCATCTTCTTTCATTACTCCCACACAATACGTCGTCGCCGCCCTCTGGCATTTATCTGGGCACTGCTGCCTCTCCGCACAATCCAAGCAACAGGGCGCTATTCCCACAAATCCAGTGCAATCATTAATCAGGCATTGCCTCATTGCCACCACCTCCATGTTATGAAACAAGCCACAGCGATCAGGATCACCACGCCGAAGATTTCCCCGAGCGCAAATGCGATTAGGATGTCAGTCATGTCGCATTTCCTCCAAGATGCTCTGAATGTCGAAGTGTCTGCCTGTCTTGGTAAATGAACATTTCTTAACGTGGTCTACAACACTGCCGTCATCACCCAACAGGTCATAGTCTTGTATTACTCCCATATTGATGTCTATGTTTCGGTATGTCACGATATACTTGTCGCCGTTCCACTCTACCTCGTCCCCGATCTCGATACAGTTATCGGTCTTCTGCTTCTCTTCGTAGGCTTTCAGCTTCTCGATGGCTTCGGATGCGTCATACTTGAGTAATACCTGAAGCGCAGTGCATACAGCGGAATAGCACTCAGTGAAGATATTGAGCAGTTTGCCTTCCGGCATGCGAATAATCTTCCTTGCCACCTCCCATGCGTCATTAAGTCCATGCTGATACTCGGAATTACGCTCTGATTCTAACAAATCAAATGCTTTCTTGCCCTCTTCCAGTCCTCGCTGATATGCAGTGTCTTGCAGGTCACCGTAATGCTCGTTGATGTAGTCGGAGTTCAACTCTTCAAGATAGTTAATGCTTTTTGCTCCAATGCTGACCTGACCATCCGATTCGCATATCTCTTGGACGACCTTGCAGTCGGGTCGTAAATCTATAACGTATTTGCTCATGTCTCGCTCCTTTCCCATTCCTCACAAACAGAACCAAAATTTGCCACATAACCGATGCGGTGCTCGTCCAGTTCGCAAGTGCAGGTGCAATGGTAATCCT